GCCAGTAAGAGCGAGAGTAAAACTATCCCAAGGTAAGCCAGCACCATCTTCATCTGTTTTCTCCGGAACTTGTTTAATACCAAAAGTAATCATGGGATCCAGTGCAAGTCGAAATCCTTCAAAAAGCTCATTGTTACCTGCCTCAGCTTGGGCAAGGACAATAGCTTCTTTATTCAAACGGCTGGGATGATCTTCTAAAGTGGAGATAACTGCGTGGCAAGGATCGCTCATTTCATACCTTCATAATTAACTGTTAATATAGATATTATACAGCCTATTTGTTAGTGTGTCAAGACTTTATTCCGGAAATGCTATTACATTCATACTCATTATTATTCGATTAGATTGGCTTAGATTTTTTTGGGTTCTATGTAGTAGCCATCCAGGAAACATAAGTACATCACCCGTTTTGACTGTAACTTCTTGCCAAAGGGTGTTTTCTTTTGGATACCCGCTCCAGTGATAAAATAACGGATTTTGGAATTCTAAATTCCCGCCATTTTCTGGTTGGTCTAAATATACAACTATTGAAATCGAAGCTCCACCATGGGAATGTTCCATAGTCCATGCACCGGGCGGATGAAGGTTAACCCAACTGCCGTCAATGTAAGTTCCTTGATCAAAGAACTGCCATTCTTTTAGTACCTGTTGTGCATGTGTTGTCATCCAGTCTAGCAGTTCGATTGATTCGTCCCACATGTGTGGGCCATCGGTATCGTCAACTGAACTAACTCCGCCATCGGTAGTTAGTACTGAACTTAAATGATTACTAGTCTGTAGTAATTGGTATGCACGATTTTTAACAGATGTTAAATCACCAGGGAACTGTCCCTTCCATATATATGAGTTTAATGTTTCCATAACTGACTTATATATCAGTATGTCAAGTGGTTTGTTGTCTTAAATGGTTTGCCGTTGTAGGCGTTTTCTAGTTGGGTTAGAATTTTATGTTTCATCTGGTAAACTTTTGGATGATCATGATCATACTCAAAAGACTTCATAAAACGTCCCCAACCATTTGGGCGAACTCTTTTTGGAACTGGGCCGTCTAAGTATTCGCGTATTGCTTTTGGGTCAAATCCAAACTTGTCAATCATGTCCTGTGCAAGATTAAATGAGTGGGCCCCCATTTCGTCTCGATGTCCATAATATTCTTGCCATGCGCGATCTTTAGCATAGTAGGCAGTGCTTTCATATCCAGGAATATCTTTAAAGTTACGAGCTCGATATTGTCTACAGTGTATGATTTCGTGTAGTATTGTATCAGCAAATAACGTACACATACGGTCCCACCGATATGAACTAGTCTTCATTGTGTTGGCAGTGGTTGGAAATGCTAATTCAATTTCAATAAATCGCTTCTTTCCTTGGCTATCGTAATCACTGTAGTAAGCGCCGCCAACCCAGACTTCGCCTGGTTTAACAGGCTTGTGTCTGTAACTACGAATTTTAATTGGTAAATGTGCTTTGACGTGTTTACTTATAATGCTGGTAATTTCGCCTATAGGTAGCCTTTTATCAACTACTTCTGATTTTAGCTGATAAATCATAGAGTACAATGTATTTCGATCTAACGCAGACCAATTAAAGGCTTGACGGGCCATGGCACACTCCTAACTTTAGTATTTATAGTGTACTACGGCTTTTTAAAAAACCCGTGTTTTACGGGCGTTTATCAATGACTTTGTCAGCCAATCCGTATTCCACTGCTTCTTTTGCGCTCAAAAACGTATCAAATTTCATAGCTTCGTACAGCTGAGCATACGTTTTTCCAGCGGTATTATGCTTGACATACAGTTCAGTTAAGCGTTCGTTGATACGTTTGGACTCTTCAAAACTACGCTTTGCGTCCTCAAACTCTAATTCCTGTACGTGTACAGTACCACGTGTTCCCGGAGTACCAGAACTAACACGATGGATCATTGTACGTGCTTCGGGTAGCACGAACCGTTTACCCGGGTGTCCGGCTTGAGCAAGGAAGGACCCCATACTGCAAGCCTGTCCCATAACGTAAGTGGCGACGTTGGGTTTAATAAACTGCATGGTATCGTAAATAGCAAGGCCAGCAGTAACGGACCCACCAGGGCTATTGATAAAGAAAGTAATGTCTTCATTTCCTTGACTCTCTAAAAAGAGCAACTGAGCAACCAGCAAGCTCGATGTATGCTCGTTAACATCCGTGTCTAACATTACAACACGGTCTTTGAGCAAGCGACTGTAAATGTCATAGGCACGTTCGCCCCTTGCTTCGGTCTCGATGACCATTGGTACTAAATTGGGCATTCTATTTCCTCTTGTAAATATCGTTTTAATTCTTTGTCTGTGGGTTCTACAGAATAGTTCTGTTTGAAAAATATTTCGTAACTATCGCTACCATACTTTCCAATGCCATACAACATTGTAGCATCATCGCCATCCCAGGTCAAGTAATCCTTGCTCATACGGATTAGTCTAGTGTAGCGTACATTAAGCATGCCTAACGGTGCCAGTATGGTTTTGACAAAATCTTCGTCGGCCTGTAGTAACGCTTGGGGATTTGGGAACCAATAGAGGAATTCTGGTAATGTCATCTTAACTGGTTTACGACCAGTTTGATTCAGCATAATAACACCGACCATGTGTTCCCAACTGTTTGCGATCTGTTGCTGTACCATTAGATCATCACGTAAAGGTTCAAAGAATTTCATTCTGTAGTTGTCCTTGAATCTATGTTAGAACGATATGCCATGTACAGCACTCCCACAATATACCCTAATAGGAATCCCCAAAAGAAATTCATTGTTTAACGACTCAGCATTTGATCAGCACGAGTCACACCGGCCAGCCGCTGATCTTCAGTCAACTCATCACAACGACTGGAGTGATCAGGAGCTCGTAACCAGTTCACACCTGTGCGTGGCTTATAGGTGTTTTCCACTGAACGAAACACACTCCAGGTGGCAAACACCATGCTGATGATGGCAATATGACCCAACATGTTGTAACCAATAGTGAGCAATTCGCCGATGTAAAGACCAAATGCCAGACTCCAAAAACATCCCAGCAGGATGCTGAGAAAGTATTTGACATACACAGGTGCATGGCGTAAAGGATTTAGATTGGGGTTCATGATGTCCCACGAGGAACGGCTTATCAGCCAAATGAATTTGAGTACACTAAACATCTTGTTCTTCTTTAATTTGATCACGGAACACTGCTAACTGTTGAATCAAATTTTCAACACCTTCTCGATTCATAGTTAGCGTTGATATACCAGTTTTAAAAGTTATGCGATTTTCGCTAGTAACTCCAATACTGTAATATTCTTGTTCCTTCTTAGGAGGCTCAATATACGGTATCGGATCTTTTATCTGTTCTGGAAATTTAATCACGTTAGTATATTCTCTCTTTTTAAACCAATCAAACATCATCGTCCTCTTTCTTTTCAGTTTCTAAAACGGGAAAGCACATCTTTGTACCGTCCCAACGCTGTCCGCACCAACACTCGCCTTCATCGTTGATAATACAAGCGCCAGAGCCGCAACAGCGTGGATCGTCCATTTTATTTTCTTTCGCCAAACAACTGTAGCAAGTTTAAGAACAAGTTAATAAAGTCCATGTATAGAGTCAATGCGCCGGTTACTTCCACAGCTGGGCTAGTGTCAACACTGACTTCTTCACGAATACGTTGTGTGTCGTATGCTGTTAGTCCCAGGAAGATAATAATTGCTAGGGCACTGATAACCATCTGCATTACAGTTGAGCCAATAAAGATGTTTACAATGCTAGCAATCACAATAGCAATCAAGCCCACAAACATCATCTGTCCCATTGAGCTTAGATCCTTCTTGGTAAAGTAACCGTAGCCGCTCATGACACCAAACAAGATTGCCGCACCCATGAATGCACTAACAATTGAACCCATGTTGAACACAGCAAAGATCATAGAAAAGCTCAAGCCCATGAGTGCCGCAAAACCATGCAAGCATAACTGCGCTACACCTTTGCTGGGATTGTTGCCTAGCACATAGCTGACACCAAAAATGGCCGCTAGTGGAGCAAAGATCACAATCCACTTTAGCACACCTGTGAAAAAGAATTGTAGCAACTCTGGACTAGTTCCCACAAAGTAACTGACCAACATTGACACAACCACTGCCAAACCCATGTGTCCGTAAACTCGACCCATAGCCGAATTAATTTCTTCTGCTGAGCGGTAATTTAAAACACCGCCATTTGTATAATTTGCACCAAACATAATCTTCTCCTTATTTTGCGTTAGTTTGTACAGTAGGTGTTACTACTCCGTTGATGACCAAGGTCTGACCTTTGAAGTTGGCAATAGCATCTGGCAACTTGCGCATGGCTTCAGCTTCAGCTTCAGCTCGCAACAAGGGAATTGCCATTGGGTTGGCCTGCATTGATTCATTACGCTTGCGAGCAGTGGCCACTTTGACTTCTTCAGTCTTGAACTCGTTCTTGGCCTTGACCAATTCGTTAGCACTTGCTACCACTGAGTCAGCTGGTACAATATTACGGATCAGCACTTGACTAATACTGATACTGCCGTCCAACTTTTCTTCGGCAAGGTTGCGAACAATTTCTTCCTTGATAAAGGTTTCCATGTCGCTACGAGCATCTGCCATGTCCAGGGCCTCGTACTTGCGAGCGGCCTTGTAGATAGCGTTACGAGCATTCTGCACAATGTAGTTGTACATCACATAGGTATCACCTTTGAACTCAGCATGGAAGCTCCTGTTCTTGGTTGCATACAGTTCAGATACCTGGCCAGGGTTGATGTTGTAGACAACCACAGCATCAAAGTCTTTCATGGTTGAGTTGTCTTTGGCCACTGGGGTCATATTCTCCAGTACCACGTTCACATCCTTGATAGGGAATGTGAGTACTTCACCAATAATACTTTGATTAAAAGAACCGGGAAGTAGTTCACCACTTTGCACCTGTTTATCAAAACCAACTCGCACACCAACTTCACCAGTTTCGATACGAGTACAACCTGTTGCCAGCACAGCCGCGGCAAGAACGGAAAGAGTCAAAATACGTTTCATTATGTTTCCTTAGAATAAAATTACAATTACTGTCATTGCTAGAACAGCCAGTAATGAGACAAGTATACTATATGCAATGGATTTTGTCAATGTCCATCGCTCCTTGCCTTCCATCTTTCTCCAGGCAGTGATACCTAAATGTATTAGGACAACAAGTATGGCAAATGCTAACCAAAGACGGATCATTTTGATCCCAGCAAGTTTATCATTGTACGAGCATGTACACGATCTTTTTCTTTTTCGTCTTCTGGCAACTGGTCATAAGAGACATGTTGTGCCGCATTGTAGTCAGCCTTGGGATTACGTTTCATCCACTCTATGTGAATATATTCTGCGGCTTTTTCAATATCACCTGGAAATTTCTTAACAGCATGTTCTGCGGCCAAACCAGCGGCTAGATTTTCTGCCTGCCAATCTGGATGTAGTTCATTAAATGGCACATTAATATCACCCTCAGTGCCATCGCTGTTTTTCTTAATGCGCGATTTAGTTCCAGTTGGGTCAAAGTTTTGTCGCCATTCTTCATGTGCCGCAGTAGCGAACTCACGTATAGCATTTTCAGACAGCTCTATAGTTTCGACAATATTCATAAATTCTTTAATCATTAATTTCTCTCCAATTCTTTAAATGCTTCAGGAGCACGTTTCATTGCAATTTCACGTTCGGCATGAGCTTCTTTAGCTTTGCGTAAAATGTTTGCATCTCCGGTAGGCAACGCTACAAGTATGTAAGTATTAATTTTACCGTTAGGTGTAATAATACGTTTAATTTGGCTTTGCTCAACTCCGGTTAAATCTACATTAGGGCAGAAGCTTTTAGTAGTACGTTCGTTGATTTGAGTTCTACTATTTTCGCCTTCTGACGAATATGTTTTTGTTTGTTGAGCAGTCTTGCCGCCAGCAGTCATACACAACTTGCCATATGCATCATTCTTTGCATAAGCATCTGCGTCTGACATGTTAAATGAACTACCAAAGCCTGCTTCGTAAACTGCCGAATTACTAGCCGGAAGTTTATTAAACCAATCAGGTGTTTTATCAAGAATGCGCTCTTGAGTAGAAACTTGTCGTTCACGTTCCATATCAGCACGTTTCCCATATGGGTCAGTTGTACCACAAGCCGCTAACATAGCAACAATCGGTACTAGCAATAGAGTCTTTTTCATAGTGTTTTTCCTATCTTTTCCTTAGACCATTCGGCACCAGACGAAATGTCTTTGCCTATGCCTGCTACGGTCGAACATGCGGCTAGCGTACTAGCCAAAATTAGTGCTATAAAAATCTTCATTTTGCCATCTCCTGACTGTGTGTTTTAACTGTGTCTACGCCTCTATCAAGCATACGAGCAATGCCGGAAAATCCAACAGTTGCTAGTACCAATCCAAAAACTGTGCCTAAAATAAATGCCTTCATAATGTTTGCCTTCTATGTTTGTTGAACATGTGTATATTATACAACCGTTACGAAATAAAGTCAAGTCAGAATACGTCTATAACTGTCCAAAGTTGATCTTTGTTTTCGCAAATGACTCCTTCTGCACGTAACGTCTTGCCATCTATGTAACGATTTTGGAACTTTCTACAATTGGACACTTTTCCAACTTTGAAGTAATTCTGGTATTGTCGGTCCTTGCCAAACTCATTTTCCATTCCCTCATCGCCCTTGCTAACCCGTTTTGGGGTTTGTGGATCTCCACAAACAGTTATACTTTCGGATTTAAAATTTCCGGGCAATCGTGCCATTAATTCTCTAGTACCATGTTCAATAGCCATTCGGCAAAGAATTTCTTCTTGGTACAGGCCTGTCTGGGTCCAATCAATTGTATGAAATTCACCGTCTACAGCAATACGAAATTTAACATTGCAACTATTTGGATTTTTGCTTTTAACTAAATCAGTGACCGCCCCAACCTTTCGATCACTAGTCATTTGGCCAACTTGCCGAATAACACATTGACCGGCAACAGCCATTTGGCTCACAGTTAGCAACAATGCTAAAAAGTATTTCACTTGTAGCTTTCATCTAATTTTACGTTAGTAAGACTTGCGATAGTTTGGAACTTGTCCCAAGCGGCTTTTGCGGCTGGATTAGCCAATAGTTCACTATTTGGTAAAACTGCTTCTAACCAAATTTCTGGGCGGCGAGTAGGGTGTGCGCCAAACTTACGTGGCTGATGTAGTAGACCTCTTTCCCAAAGTTCAATACTGACACTGCGAAATTGATCTTCGTCTGCGTAGCCAGCCCATTCAGGATTGCTCTGACTAAAGAATCCACGGCTGTAGGCATTTTCAGTACCACCACCGTAGCCAATCCAAATGCCTGACCACTGGTCAGCATCACGAGGATCAAAATCTGTACGAGTGATCAGCACCAAGACATCATCAATATCTACTTTGCCGTCTACAATATCTCGCACACAACGACTATAACTTAGTCCAATTTTCATAAAGTTAATGTTACCTGTTTAATACTATCCCATCGGAAAGATTTCCAGTGGTTTGATTCCAAATCATACACTGGCATAACGTCCTCATTGGCTTTCTTTTCCTTTTTAGGTTTTGGAAAGTCTATTGGATCATTTGTGTTAGTATAGTGTACTTCTTCAGTTATGTCAACCGGAACAAGTGACGGAGCAGTTGTACACTCCATTACTCGTTCGGTTCCGTCCTTTTTAGTAAAGGTGACAGTAACTGGGCCGAAAGCTAAATGACTCTTAAGCCATTTTTTGAATAGCTTTAGTTCTTTTTCATTTAGATTCATTTTGTTTGCTTTCGGCCTCAGTAAGTCGCTTGTCCAATTCAAAAATACGTTGTTCCAGTTTTTCAATATGGTCTGCAACCTGTTTCATGAACTCGGCAGTATTCATGCCAGTTGTTCTTAGCATCTCTGATACGGTTACTTTTATTTCTTCTGTCATTTAAATCTCCAATAAAATGTTAGGGTTCCAGCCAGTGTCTTCGCTGTAACCATCGTTTTCATAACCACGTGGGTTACATACAACTCTAGTCTCACCAATCACATAATCAAAAGGATGATGCGTGTGTCCGTGTGTCCATAGCACAATCTGTGGGTGATCTAAAATGAACTCACTTAGGTCACTATGGTATCCACCATTCATCAAAGTTTCATGTGCATACATTGGATTCACACTTTGGAAACTTGGACTGTGATGTCCAACTACTACACATTTCTTATTCTTATGTACATGGACAATATGCTCGATATAGGCAAGAGTCTTGTCGTGACGAATAGCAACATCCAACGCACTCATACAGGCATAGTTCCTAGCATCGTTACGAATGATACGGAAGTCGTTCATCATACCTTCAATGGCATGCATTGTAAGTGGATCACGCTTGTTCATGTTGGTCCAAAGTGTTCCACCCACGAACACCACATCATCAATAATCTTTGTGTCTTGCTCTAACATGTACACGTTGGGGTACTTGGCGCACTCTTCACGCATATATTCAATGCCAGCATAGAACTTGCCGTTGTAGAATTCATGATTGCCCATGATGTAGATAACATGTGGGAACTGAAAACTACAACGCTTGAAGAAATCTCTGAAACGTTGAGCTGTCAACTGTCTACGACCCAAGCCAGTGCCGTTGGCAATAGCGGCCTGATCCGCAGTATTGGCAGGCTCAGGATGGTCGTGCAGATCCTGGGCGATACAAATATCACCACCAAGGATCAAAACATCGTAGTCCTGATCGTTAACAATATTAACATCACTGAACTCTAAGTGGAGGTCACTGACTAATTTGATCTTCATCGCTTTCTACTTTCTCAAATGGCCAAGCCGTTTCTCTTTCAAGTATAAATCTCTGTGCGTCTTCTTTGGTTAGACGACCACTCTCGTATTCGCTAATAGCATGACGCAATGCTTCTTCAACAAATTCGTTGAAAGTCATGTCACGTTCGTGTGCCAACTTCATGTATTGTAACAGTTCTTCGTCCGAAAAGTCAACCGGAACTTGAACCCGTGTGTCGTAGTTTTCACCTGCTCGAATAGCCAGTGCTTTTTGGATAAAGTCATCCGCCACATCCAAATCCACATAGTCAACATCATCCCATGCTTCGTTCAAATTAACGTTACGGGATTCTGCTTCTTTTTCATGTTTCTTTTGAAACTTTGGATTGATCATTCGGTAAGCGCGATCATTGGTATAATCACACATACTGACTTCATAAACCTTTTGGCTCTTAGTGCTAAAGGTAATACTAAAACTATAACCGCCAGTGCCGTGAACACCGTTCCACGAATCTAATGTGTAACTATAAGGCCCGTAACAACCCCAGCCATATTCACTACCTTCGGTAATTTTATAGTCGACTAATTCCATCCATTCTTTCATTGTAATCATTGCTCGTTTCCTTCTTTGAGTATTTTTTTAAATTCGTATTCTTCATCCATTTTTTTACGTGCTAGTTCACGTGCTTCTTCGCAAGGTGTGCAGTAAGTATGAATCCATCCACCACCTCGACTTTCACCAGGGTTCCCGCAGCCTTCGCAAGTGACTCCACTCATGCTTTCTGCCAATGATACCATACCGCTGATATAATCGTCTCCACCTGAGTAGTAGAAACGTAGTGTACCAAACTTTTCTTTAACTTGGTCCAAGGTCACTTGCGGAATAGTGTTAGGTACTTCTCGGAAGTCTCCAACAACAATCTCACCAAGACGTTTTTCTTTGTACTCGTCATTGGGCAAGGCTTTCATAGTTTCTTCAAACAGATCAAAGTTACCAGCCTTGGCCTGGGCGGCCATGTCGTTATATTTGATAGCCCCATCTCGTTGCTTTATTTTCCAATCAATGTGATGTTGAATATTGCCCATAAGCTGATCTAAAATATTAAACCAACCATCGCCACAATCAAATCCCCAACACATACAAGTTTCTTTCATATCCTTGTTGCGATTCACCATCATCTTAGGATACTTCTCGCACAACAGTTTATCTAGTTCTTGTTTCATTTTATTTCATCCGATGTTTCTGGAAAATGACTGATAATCAAATCCAGTGCCGCAATAGTTTGAATGTTAAGGCCTACATCTTCTGGGTGTAGCCAGTAGCCAGTAGGGTTAGCATCTGATTTTGGATTCTTCTTCCACTGCTTGATTTCTTTCTTAAGATACGCACGATAGTCTTTTAGGTTAAGACTAGTAATGCGATCCGCAGTTTCACCGTCGATCCATTGATACTTCTTATGTTTCTCTTTAGTCATATGCTACTCCTGGCATTTGTTTCTTACCTTCCCAATGATCTCGAGTCACACACAATCCTTTATGTTGTACCCGCAACGGGTGATCTAAATTTGGTAGTTGTACACGTACTGCCTCGCAGTCTTTTTGACTATTAAATCGTAGCGTGTCTTTACGCATAAAATCGCCTGCGGGGTTATGCATTGCAATAATTAAAATCCAACTGTATGTCATTGTGCCGCCTTTACATAGTTAAGTCTAGTTACGTCGTTACCGTGCTTCCAATGTTTAGAATGATCTTTAACTTTAGCTTTGACTATAACACACGCACCTAAATTAAGGTTAGTTTTGTTAAGCCACGATACCATCCTATTGTTGATTATAGCATCTATATTGTAACCCTCAAAGTTTTTTGACTTAACTGATGAAATAATTTCCGCATCCAAATCTTTGAGTTGTATGCCAATTTCTGCCAAATGACCTTCTTCAACTTGCTGTGCCGCACGTTTAACCTTGGTTTGAGCAATGTCTCGAACATACACGCTGGGCAAACAGGCCACATAACCAAATTGATTTTGCTTGACAGTGTCGCTGGATAAAATTGTGTTGATGTTGGTTTGGAAATCGTTTTCGCCTTCGATAGCACTGAACAAGAATTTTCTGAAATGCTTTCTAATTTCATCTGCCTGTACAGTATCTTCAGGCATGACCTTAAGTGGCATTGGAGAATCTTTTGGATCAGCTGTCCAATTGTTTGGAAGTAGAGTACACAGCATCTGCATCTTGTTAGTATGTTTGATATACATGAACGCACCATCTTCCGAATACACTGGCGCATCCTCTTTAATATAAGCACCGTTAATCCGTTGTGCCGCACAAGCCAGCTCAAGAACTTGTTGGGTAGGAAACTCTTTCATTGTACGCTCTGTGTGTGAGTTAATATACTTTGTATTTTACATGAAAATATGGTCTGTGTCAACTTTCATCAGGCGCACATAGACCTTTTTGGCAAGTCGTCTTAATAAGGGACTAATGGGTTTTTCAAAATGGCTAACGTATGCGTTTAAATTTGGACTAACATACTGTTCTTGTACTTTAAGTCTAGCCAATGTTGTAAATTTGGGCATATAACGTAATGCTCGAAATTTACCAACTGTCCGACATAGCTCAATTGCGATACTAAGTGCATAAGCATCTAGCTCATCTGGGTCTTGTAAGTACTCGTGGAATTGTTGTTCAGCGTCAACTCGTTTCCAAAACTCTGTATAGTCACGTTTGCGACTTTGGCGTTGATGTTTGTACTCGTGTACTGTAGCGTCAAAAACTTGAACAAGTAATTCTGTTATCTGCTTATTAGTCCAAACAATATCTTTATCAAAATTATGATATATGATTACTTCTATAGGAGTTTCTCTATTTTGATCATCTTCGGGATCATAATATGCGTTTACATAAAATTCTTTTGTGTCAAGAAACTTCTTTGTTTGCGACCTTATTTTTAAATCTAATCCTGCTCTTTTGAATCCACGCCGCAACTCTACTAATAACTTTGGAAAACTAGTATCTTGTTTAGTCTTGTGTCTAACCCGAGTACAAATTAAACATATAGTTTCCATTATTGAATTCATAGTTACAACCTATAAGTTACTCTGCCCTTGGTAAGGTCGTACGGACTAATTTCCAATTTAACCTTGTCACCCAAAATTATCCTAATTTTGTGTTGTTTTAGTTTACCACCCATGTAGCACAAAATTGGTTTTGGTGCTTGATCTACCTTAACCCTGAACATGTTTCCGGGTAATACTTCTTCAACTGTTCCTACTAATTCAATAATATCGTCTTTAGCCATTTACCTTGGACAGTACCATAGCACCATCTTCTACTTTAATGTTAATTGTGTCGCCTTCTACCCAGCCCTGTGCTTCGCAAATTTCAGGTGGAATTTTAAAAATGACATTATCAGGATCACCCTCAATGTCTTCAAATAGTTCTTCTGCTTTGTAAGTTGTTTTTGTCATAATATATTTACTTTAATCTTCGTTATCATTCCAAGGAACAGGCCGCCAACCTAAGCGGTTTAAGTCTAATTCTATTTCTTCAGTTACAACACCTTCCGGCACATAGTTACGTCCAACTGTGTCTGTAGTAGGCTCACAGTGATCTAACCCGTAGCCGGATTCTTCATTGCCAATACCACTACAGTACCAATCAATGTAGTCACCCTTTTCCTGCATGTCAGCAACAATGCCACCACTGTGACGCCAACTAGCTGACCATACTTCGCCCTTCATCTCTTGCCAAAACTCTCTGCTTTGCCAAGTCATGTTACACATTGCCGCATACAAGTTTTGAGCATAATTGTCACTTGCTTTGACTTTGTCGCATAGTTCTTTGCTTGAGCGCAAATCATATTCCATGTTATTCTTTTGCCAAGCAGGATCGTGAATCTTGTTAGCATCATCGATCTTGATCTGTTCCCACATGTCAATGTATGCTTGATTGGGTTCTTCGCCTGCTTCTTCTGCTCGCCTAATTGCGCCTTCCTTTTGAAAGGTATTGCGTTCAGGGCTTGATGCTACTTTTTTCATTAGTGAAAGTTTCCTTTAAAACAATGCAGTGTTTCGTGACCTAACTGATGCATGGTAGCGTTCTTGCCAGTTATGATAGTGCAAGTAGTCTGCGCCCAAAAGCTACATGCCTGTACCATATAACCGAATCCTTTATTACCCAAATTACGACTTTCAGCTTCACAAGCCTTTTGGACATCGGGTACCACTCTCCAAGTAATTTGAGTTTGGTTAGTGTTAAGTTTACTAGCATCAAAAGTTGAGTCTGGATCTCTATAATTAAAACCACCTTGATTAATCTCAACACTAGGGTTATCATTGTTTCTGATATATTTACTGCCAAGAACGCAAAGTGTAGCGACTAGGATTGTGCCTACTATCTTTACTAAATCTAACTTTTTCATACGTGCCTCTGTGTGTGTTAATAAAATGGTGTAGACGGTAGGATTCGAACCTACAAAGGCACCCAATGGGCTAGCCCAGTTCCCTCCGTTCGCCGAAGCTACTAGGAGGAGGTATACCAAGTTCCACTCACGTCTACGTCATAATTATATAGTCAGAACAAGTTAAAGTCAAGTTATTTTGGACCCAATGGCGTTGTGTATTAAATACAGCTATAATGCAGATTCCATTTGAACAAATAATACGTTTTGGACAACAGACTATGTTAGACCGTCCATTATTCTCTACTAGTTGGATTTTGGGTAGGTTTTGTAATTACAATTGTAGTTACTGTTGGCCCTATGCCCGCAGTGATAAAGTTGATCATCAACCACTTGACGTGTATAAAGCCACCGTGGACGAGATCAAGCGGCAAGCACGAGCTAATGGCTTCAATCAATTCCACTGGAGCTTCAGCGGTGGTGAGCCTACAGCATACAAACAGTTGAATGATCTTGTTAAACATTTGGACGAAACTGAAAGCCCTTACCAAAGTATCCATATGACTACCAATTTGAGTCCCGGTAGCAAATGGTGGAACACTTGGTGCGCCAATACCGCGTTATTACAACGCCGTAGTATTACAGCCAGCTTTCACGATGAGTTTGCCAAAGAGCAAGAGTTTGGCGACAAGTGTTTACAGTTACAATATGAACTTGTACACGTTACAATTAATCAAGTAATGGTGCCTGAAAAGTTTGACGAATTGTATGCTCGTATGGAACGATTCCACAAACGTGGAATTAACGTAACACTCAAGCCGCAAAGTGATCCTACAGCGAGTGCGGTTGTAGATGGTTATACTGAAGACATGATCAAGTTAATGCGTGAAGGTTTCCCACAACGGGCATTTGGTGAAGAAGTTTACCAAATTAGACTCAGTGACGGTAATAAGGATTACTACTTGGATCAGGCAGAAAGATTTAATGCATTTGGTTTTAACAAGTTTAAAGATTGGACTTGCAATGCAGGATATCAAAGTGTTATAATACGAGGTAACGAAGTCAAACGTGCATACAGTTGTCATGAAGCTCCGTTAGGCACGATAGACAGTTTCGAATTATTTAAAGAACCTACTCGCTGTATCACTCCTAGCTGTGTTAGTAGTGCTGACAGTAAGATACCAAAATGCATAACGATTTAATATTGTCAACTATACCCGGTTTAGTAAAGAAAAACAAATTTCTTCCAGTAAATGCTCTAGTTGGTAAAAATTGGTCAGGCACTGACACCAAAGAACTATACGAACAAAATTTAAAAACAAAACCTGCAGACTGGTACTACAGGAATAACCAAGTCCGTTATACATTTAATAAAGACGGTTACCGTTCAGACGAATTTAAAAAAATTGACTGGGCAAACTCTGTAGTAGTGTTTGGATGCTCTAATGCATTTGGTGTAGGGATTGACGATGCAGATACTACGCCTGCTCAACTATCTAGACTTATTAACAAACCAGTCATTAACATGGGTGTTGGTGGATCCTCAATGATGTTTAATTTTCATAATTCATCTATTCTTAGAAGTAATTATCCTACACCACTAGCAGTGGTGCAGTTGTGGCCAGACTACAGTAGAATAGCGTACTATGAGAAAAGAAATATAATATCACATGGCAATTGGAATCAAGACGAAGAGGATAATTATTGGCACTACTGGATTAAAGATGATTCTCACAGCAAGGTACATGCATTGTTTGCTAGCAAGATAAGTAAAACCCTGTGGGAAGATACTGCTTATTGTGAATTTAGTTTTTTTACTGAAACAGCTAAATTGCTAGATTGTGGTTATCTAGAGAATGTTGATGAAGCTCGAGACATAATGCACCACGGCCCAAAGACACATGCAATAACAGCTCAACGAATTGCAAATATGATAAATTTATAATGTTACTAGATACAGAACACTTACACTATTGGATGCAGGCTATTAGACAAAGTCCAGATCCTATGCGGACCATGGATGCCTTTTGGTCAGGTCAACTTAAAAGTAAAGAATGGTTGATAGTTAATCTTAGAGCACATGTAAAAAAGTTTGTTAGTATTGACATTCACGGCGGATGGGTTGGTGTACTAGCCAGTATGCTATTTCAAAGTGATGTTCCAATTATCAACATCCGTAGCATTGATATTGATCCTGCCTGCGAGCCTATTGCTGTTAACATGAACAAGATCGAAGAAATAGTAGGCAAATTTCGAGCAGTTACAGCAGATATGTGCGCTATTCGCAGTGATGCAGATGTAGTTATTAACACTAGTTGTGAACATATAACTCAAGACCAATATGACATATGGTTAAGTGGCATGTCACATAACAGTCTTTTAGTACTACAAAGCAATAATTACAATATAGAAGAGCATGTTAGGATCTCTAACAGTTTGGAAGAATTTAAACAACAATGCGGCATCAATGTAATTTGGGCCGGAGAGTTGGAACTACCTTTGTATACTAGGTACATGTTAATAGGTTCACCTAATGTATAACTTAGCAGATATTAAAACAGTACACTTAGAAGTAACTAGTCGCTGTCAGGCAAGTTGTCCTATGTGTGCTCGCAATATACAAGGTGGTATTGACAATCCGTTTATGACAGTTACAGAAATTACTATTGAACAATTTAAAACCTGGTTCTCAGCAGGGTTTATCCAACAGTTAGATAGATTGTTTATGTGCGGTAACTTAGGTGATCCAATAGTTGCTAAAGATACTTTAAAAATATTTGAATACCTGCGTGAGATCAATCCTACAATCAGCCTAAGTATGAATACAAACGGTTCTGCAAAAAGCCAATCATTTTGGAAAAGTATTGCTGGGTTAGGGGTACATGTTCGATTTGGGATTGATGGATTAGAAGATACCCATAGCTTATATCGTATAGGCACACACTTTGACAAAATTATAGATAACGCTTGTAATTTTATACAAGCCGGCGGTAACGCTACATGGGACATGTTAATATTTGAACATAACAAACATCAAGTCAACGACTGTAAACAACTAAGTGTAGAACTTGGCTTTAAACAGTTTGTATCAAAAAATACTGCTAGATTTCGAGATGAACAATTAAATGTTTTAAACAAAGAAGGACAGACTATACATATACTATATCCTACAGATAGAAGTAAACAGATACTTGTTAACAAAGAAGTTAAAACTATAAGTTGTAAAGTACAAAAAGAAAAAAGCCTATATGTTAGTGCAACTGGCATAGTAAGTCCATGTTGTTGGTTAGACAATGAATGGCAATCTCCTAACAATCCTAACCGCATAGACTACATGGATAAGATAGGAACTAGATTAGACCTACATAAACACACATTAGCAGAATTGTTCAAACAGAATATGTTTACTAAAATTGAAAATACTTGGGCATGTGATCCACTAAAAGAATGTGCAAAACAATGCGGCGAAGTAGATAGATTTCACGAACAATTTAATTGAGAGAAATATGGAAAACAAGATTAAACAGTGGCAAGATAAAATTGAAGTAGTGTCGGGAAGCAAGACGTTCTGCGTACTACCATGGATACACTTTGCTACCCGCCCAAATGGCGACATGCGTCTGTGCTGTAGTGCAAATGCCAGTGGTGCAAAAGACGGTGTATATGATGCCGGACTAGTTAAAAATGAAAAGGGTGTACCTGCTAACTTTGGACTTGAAACTCCTATGAGTGCTTGGAACAACGAGTACATGAAAGATGTACGCTTGACCATGCTGGAAGGAAAGATACCTGCTAGTTGTAGTAAGTGTATTGCTGAAGAATCTCGAGGTGTTGCCAGCAAGCGTATTTGGGAAACAGGTTCTTGGATGGAAGATGGAATTGACATTGAAGAGCTTATCAAGCAAACTGAGGAAGACGGTACAGTACCTGAGAAACTGGTTTACTTGGATTTGCGCTTAGGGCACACCTGTAATCTTAAATGTGTTATGTGTAGTCCGCACGACAGTAGTCAGTGGGTAGGCGACCATAAAAAGATATATCCTCTATTTGAACACAAGTTACTTAAAGATCAGTTAGTGTGGAATCGAAAAGAGTTCAACAACAAGTGGCATGAAAATCCAGACTTCTGGAAAGAGATGTACGCACAGATTCCTAACCTAAAGCAAGTTTATTTTGCTGGTGGTGAACCTTTGATGATTCGTGAGCATAAATGGTTCCTGGAGGAAATTATTAGACAGGGATACGCAGACAAGATCCTTGTACGGTACAATACAAATGGACTACTAGTAGATGACGAAATTATCGAACTATGGAAAAAATTTAAAAAGGTCAAAGTGGGTTTTAGCATTGACGCTGTCAGTGACCGTAATTACTATATACGCTATCCTAGTGATTGGGCTACTATCGAACGTAATCTTCACAAGCTAGATAACACACCTGACAACATACAAGTTAGTATTGCTACTGCAATACAGCTATTAAACATCAAACACCTAGCAGATTTTGCCAAGTGGAAGATTACACAGAACTTTAAAAAAGTAAATCTTGAAAATACAGTAGGCGGCATACAAGCAGGTGGTGGAATTATTAATATGCATCTGTTGTATATACCCACATACCTAAGCATTAAGTTATTGCCTGAAGCAGACAAAGAAGAAGTTCGTAAGAGTTTTACAGACCTTGCTAACTGGTTACATGCAAACTACAGGCAAGACGAAGATTTTTGGAAACAAAATCCTTACGGTTGGAAGCGTTGGCAAGCAGTACTAAACTTTATGGACTCTGAAGATCACAGTGAGCAGTTGCCTGCATTTAAAGAATACATTGAAAAATTAGAAGCGATACGTGGAACAGATTTTAAATCTACATTTCCGGAACTAGCGCATTTAATATGATAACCCAAGTTATTAATTCTAGAACTCCTGAAACATTGTACATACAGTACATGATAGGAAATTTGTGTAATTATAAATGTACCTATTGTTTTCCAGGAAGCAACGAAGGCGACTTTCCTTGGCCAGATGTTAACCTTGTGATTAAGAATTTAGATCATTTAATAAATGCATACAAACAACAAGGCAAAACTAAGTTTGAATTTTATATATTAGGTGGAGAACCTACTATATGGAAAGATTTGCCTATACTATGCAAACATCTAAAAGAACATCATAATACTGTTATTCGTATTTCTACAAACGGCAGTAGATCTGTTAATTGGTGGACTCGTAACATAGAATATTTTGATAGCATAGAGATATCAGTACATCACGAGTTTTGTAAAGTTGATCATATTAAAGCAGTAGGGGATTTGATTTACGATAGAAATACTAAAGTGGTTGGCAATGTTTTAATGGACCCGTCAAACTTTAAAGGTTGCCAATCTATAGTAGACAAATTAAATACTAGCAACAACGCATGGCCAGTTATTTCTAAAGTTGTTCATTTTAATGGTGAAGTAAGATATACGGACGCAGAAAAAGAATATTTCTTAGAACCAATTAAACGTTGGCCTAATATGGATTGGTGGAATAGGTTACCTAATCATGAGCATAACGAAGTATGGGTAATAGAAGATAACGAAAAAAAACTTGTTGAAGAAAACTGGTTTGCGTTAAATGATAAAAACAGATTTAAAGGTTGGAGTTGTAATCTAGGAGTTGACTATTTTGAAATATTTCAAGATGGTACTATTAGAGGAACTTGCCAACAGCCCGTTTATAATACTTTAATGAAGTATAGTATATATGATACTGAGTTTGTCAAAAAGTTTACGCCAGTAATTGCACCAGTAAAGTGCGGCAAAGAATTATGCGTATGTGCAGGTGAAACAACTATAGACAAACGGATTATACCTATTCAACTAGTTTAAGTATTGTAGTCTCTTTCCACAACTGTTTAAAGTCATCTAATCCTTTTGCTTTGGGTACACACATTCCGCAGCCGCATCTTTGATTAGGGCATACAATAGGACTTACTGGTTTAGATAACATGTCGTGTACTTGATTAAGTATTGCAGACGAATCGCGTAGATTTCCGATTGGGCCGCGACCAGTATGAGTTGCTTGGCAAGTTTGATGATGAAACACATCTCCTGATTTTTGGTCAACATGTAGGAAGTACCAGTTAACAGTACAATACCAATCTTTGAACCAATTGTCTACTAATTTAACTTCTTGCCATTTGTTGTTAACTAACCCTTCTGTACACCTTCCACCACAACACGCTCTGCCTACATTTGTACCTTCTGTAGTGGTAGTTGCTTTACGAGGTTGTCCCATCCAATTGTAAAACCAGTCTTGTTGTTCTTCTGTATATTCGTGACTTGTTCGTCTGTTAGTTCCGTCGCTATCTATAAACCATCCTTTACGTACAATACTACCATCCCCAACTGGAACAGGATTAACTTTAACACCCTGACTTTTTAGTAGTTCACATATTTTCTTCGCTTCTTCAAAGTAATCACAGTGAAGCATAATGTTAGCCTGTACACTCATACCTGCATTATGTAAGAATAAAATATTTGTTATAGTTCTATCTTTAAGATGTTGTTCAGCTTCAGCATGCCAACTAATAGTTGCATGGGCAAAGTTTTTTAAAATCTTTTCTGTAAAATTAGTGCCCCAAGTTCCGTTAGTTGTGAGACTAAGTCGAAACTCGTTTGTGTTAGCAATAAGATCTAACAGCGGCCAAAAATTGTTGTTGATTGTTGGTTCACCACCGGTAAAATCTATATTAGTTTTACTAGAGCTAACACGTTTGCTATTATAAATCTTTACATACTTGTGTATGAATCTAAAAGTATTAGTAAGATCTTCTAATGTTGGCAGCGGACTAATAATATCGTGACGTGTACTTTCACAGTAAGAGCAATCCAAATTGCATCTTCGTAGAATATCCCATGTGACCATAAACGGCTCGGGCGATTTTAATTTAATTGCGGTAGTTTGGATCATATTTTGTCAATGGGATATCAGCCGCGCAGGTACAGAAATTACGGTCACAAGTTACGGGTTCGCTAGGAGCAACGAAGTTGCCTTCATATATGTTGCCAAGACTACCACCGACTCTACAAGTCGCTCTGTGTACATCTCCGTCCCAATTTATCATTAGGCTTTCTATACCTGCCCAGCATGACCAAGTTTTATATTTGTTTAAACTTAATTTAATAATGTCGTTAGCATGAATAAGTTGTACGCCGTCAATTACTGTGTTTGCCTCTACAGTGGATTCCATTTCTTTTAATAATTCTAAATCATTTAGATTGTAACGCATGTCGTCAAACAAATCGTGATCACCTTCTGTCCAGCGTATGCGTCTAACTGTATTGGGAATGTGTGCTAACAAACACTTAGCACGTAATTGTACCACAGCATCCATATGATCGTGATGTGCCATAATCTGTGCTATGACTTTTTTGTTTGTTGAATTAACAATACTTTCCACTGTGTTGAAAACACGCTTCCAGTCAAACTCTAAGTGTATACTAAACACAATTTGATCTGCTTCCAGTGCTGAATAAAATTGGTACGGCAGTGTGCCATTAGTTGTTACGCTGACCCATGTAATACCAACGTGTTTACAATACTTGACTAGTTCTAGAAACTTAGGATGTACGCACGGTTCGCCGCCCGTGAAACTAAGACGCACGGGCTTACTTAGAGACACAAGTCTATCTACCGTTGCTTTAAGTATTTTTATATCAGTGTGCGGGCTTGTGTTGTCATGTATTGACGCAGGGCAATAGCTACAATCGTAGTTACAACGCTTGCCAAGATTCCACTCAACCTTAATGCTATTTTGATGGGGCCAACGGCCTACAACACTACGCATATTTTTTAAACTCCGGCATTACAGATAACAAACTTTGATTGCGGGTAGAGTCCAATGCCAAGTTAAAATCTAAAAAGTCCTGCCATAAGTTATTTTGATCTGTTGCTTGTAAGTAGTTAATGTTGTCTTGTATCTGTTGGTGTGTGACTTTACCCAACAGCACATTCTTTTTAACTGCATCCCATGTATCTACCCGTAGTTTAACTTCTTGTAGTCGTTGTATTGCTATCTCTTTTAATTCTTGCGGCAACACCTGTGCTGACAAACAGTTAGGATAGCTAACACGATGGCTATAAAATATAATGTCCATCTTGTTAATAAAATAATCAATGCACTCTGCGGCTTGCAGTACATTGCCGGCTTGTGCTGTGAATGCACCTACTACACGGCTTACGTTTGGTATCTTTTTTATTTCTTTGATGTTTTCTTCAACTTGATTAAAATCACCGTTGCCACGTATGTAATTGTAAACATCATGAATGCCGTCCATGCTGACGTTAACAGCAACGCTTCTAAAATGAGGCCAGTAGTCATGTATAGTTCTTCCTTTGTTGATACCTAGTGTTGTGCCGTTAGTGGCGTACTTAATTTCAATGTTCTTACCATAAGGCTTGAGCATATCAAGTATTCGATAATGCTGTGGATCCATTAAAGGTTCGCCACCGGCAAACTCCACACGTCTAAAGTGTGGCAGTAACTTTTCAAAACTAGTCCACCAGTTATCACTATCATCGAATGTTCCAATGTATTTTCCCGGAGTGTCTACCAGTTCTCTAATTGTACCTACAAGGTAGTTGTTTTCTTTTTTATAAAACGGTTCTACTTTATCCCAGTCTTTCCAATTTGTACTGTCTAACGGATTGCACATGCGACACTTTAAGTTACATAGATTGTTGAGTTTAATTTCTATTGTAGGAAATTCAAACGGCAATATTTCTTGTAATAGTGCGTTAGGATACAAGTTAATACGTGCTTCAGGTATAATTCCGTTAATGTGACGTTGACGTAAACTTTCAACACCTTGATCTTCTAAATCGAAACAGGGTTTACAAACATCAGGCCGTTCGTTATTAAGTACTTGGAAACGTACCTTACGCATAGTATCATTATTCCAAATCTCTTCTAAGCTCTGGCATTTAATGTTGCCAACAGGCAAACTACGACAACAGACTTTAACGGCTCCGTCTTCTCTAGTTGCCAGCCCTGTAAAAGGGTGCATACAGAATGTTTTACTTTGATTGTTCAATTGCCCACTCTCGTTCTTTACACCAGAAGCAATTGCCACATACTGGCACATATTGTCCAGGTGTATATGTTGTGTAATTATTACCTTCAATTATTCCTTCACAACTGCGTGTGAGATCAAAAAGGTCCATAATATCTAACTCTTTATATTGTAACATAATCCAGGCCTTGTCCACAAACCTAAATGGATGACTTACTACCATATCCATGTGAATCATATACTCTAAATGCGTATTATCTTCAGTAGGCTCGATATCTCTCTCTAGCATTCCGTTAAACATAGCCAAACGTGGATTACGTGTAACACCATTATAGAATGCATCAACATCATGTTTGTGGCAAATGTATTCTGCGTATGCTCTCGATTGTATGTTGTCCCCACTCACTTTCTTACCATACTCATCTGTTAAGTTTGGGCCTGCACTTCCGTACTCTAGCTCCGGAGCTATAAAGTTAATGTGACGCTTGAATGTAATATGATAGAATTCTTGAAACAGCCAACCGTATACTTTGTCCGCATCATGTTGTTGCCACGGCTTTGTTTTCCAACAGCGTACATGGTTGATAATGTGTACAGTAACATCATGTTCTTTAGCTTTTTGGCAAACCATGTAGGCCAATAATGCACTATCCGCACCGCCGCTTACAGCAACAGCAATGTTTTTCCAACTTGGATCAAAGGGAATAATAGGCATGGAAATATTTATGTGCTAATATAACTAGCTAAATATTTTTATGATTACTAAACAAATATGGGTATGCCCAGAAGGCTTAATTGAACAGGCACTAAAAGAGTGTCCTATTACAGGCACTATTGTACTCAATGAACCAACAAGTGACTTCTTTTATGATAGATGGCAAATTAAAGACTTGTACAAAGACACACCTTGGGAAAAAGTATTAAACTCTATGCCAATGAGCATTGGACAAGCACGTATTATCAAAATGGAACCTGGTGAAAGTTATATGGCTCATGCTGATATTGATAATCGCTGGCATTTAAACTTAACAGGCGAACAAGCATACCTAATTGACCTAGACGAAAAAGTCATGTATGAGTGTGTTAAAGATAATCGTTGGGCATATATGGATGCTAGTCAAATACATGCGGCCACAAATTATGGATCTATTCCACGCTTACAATTAGTAGTACGCGAGCCGTTGAGAC